ACTGCACCGTCCGCCTGCCAGGCATCTGCAATTACAACCCGGCCACGACTGTTCTAGCGCATTTGCCGTGTGGCCAAAAGGGCATGGGAATGAAGGGCTTCGACACCGTGGCGGTATACGCCTGCAGCGCCTGCCATGACGTCATCGACGGTCGCGCTAACGGCGACGTGGATTGGTACGACATGCCGCGCGCCATCGCTGAAACACATGAGGCCCTGATCCGGGCCGGAATACTCACCGTGAAGGGGGCCGCATGATCGACCCAATGACTTTGCTCGTTCTGTTAATCCTCGCCAATTGTGCGCTCTACGAGGTGTGCCGCCGCCTCAGCGACCGGTACCGTAAAGTGCGGAGCGGCCGTAAATGAAGCCGGCGGCCATGAAGTTGTTCAAGACCTCGACCGCCCGCGCCAAGCCGGTAGACCGCGAGGGCCTGGAGCAGGCGGCGTTGATGGCTGAGCTGCGCGCCCGTATGCCCGAAGTCGCTGACCTGATCTTTCACGTTCCGAATGGCGGGCATCGCGTGAAGGCTGTCGCCGCGAAGTTGAAGGCCCAAGGGGTGAAAGCCGGCATCCCGGATCTGGTCCTGCCCATGGCTCGCGGCGGGTTCTTCGGTCTGTACATCGAATTCAAGGCTACGCCGCCGCACGATGCCGCGATCTCGGACAGCCAGCATGAACGCATTCGCAAACTCAACACCCAGGGTTATCTCGCGGTGGTGTGCCGTGGCCACTTCGACACGATGGAGCAGATCCGCGCCTACCTACGGCTCGCTCCTACAGTGGTGGCTGCATGACTTTGACTGTGGCCTTCTCTGATGCCGAGCTTCGGCGCCGCGCTGAAGACCCGGCTGCCGTGTTGATGCGTGACCCAAGACACCCGGGGCTTTACTTCCGCTTCACCGAGGCGCGCCCGCGCGGGACCTGGAGCTTGGTGGTGCGCAAGAAGTGGAATCGGATCGGCGCTTATCCTGACCTGTCGGCGAAGGCAGTGTTGGCCGCGCTGCCGGACCTGCGAATGCGTCTGAGCGCAGACCCTGAAGCGGGCGCGGCTGTATCACCTTGGGCGACGCTGGGCGAGCTGCTGACCTGGTACGCCGATCGGATGAGCCGCGACCGTAACCTCTCCGACAAACGCAAAGCCACGGGTAAGTCAGCCATTGCCTGCCACCTGATCCCTCGCGTGGGTGAGCTGGCGCTGGCCGATGTCCGTCACGGCACCCTCGATACCCAACTGATGTGGCCGCTGCAGGAGACCCTGTCGCTGGAGTTTGTCCGGCTGATCTTCGGCCTGCTGGTGGTCGCCTGCCGTCAGGCACATACGCTGGGCCTGATTCCGGCCAATCCGATGACGGGCATCAAGTTCAGCGACTTCTCCAAGACCAAGATCAAGGCCAAGCCGGCGCGCCTTCGCGGCGTTCAGATCGAGCCGCTATTGAGCCAGCTGCATGGGCTGTTCGAGGTCGAACCACAACCGGCCATGCTCGCGCTGATGATGCTCTGTCACGGCACTCGCATCGGTGAGACGCGCAAAGCCCAGTGGTCACATATCAGCTTGGCCGAGCGCACCTGGTATCTGCCTGTGGGCAACACCAAGACCCGTGTCGAGCACTCGCTCCCACTGACCGACCAAGTCTGCAACCTGCTAATCCGGTACCGCGCGGCGCAAAAGGCGAGCCATTACGACGGCGATTGCCTGTTTCGCTCCCGCGGCGGAAAGGGCATGAGCGAGGGTCAGGCCAGCGCCGTATTCACCGGGCTGGGGAAGGGCGAGTGGAGCAGTCACGACCTGCGTAAGTTGGCCAGGACCGGATGGGCAGACCTTGGGATCGACTTCCTGATTGGCGAGATGCTGATCAACCACGCCATGGGCCACAACGTGCAGGCCTACATCCACACCACCGTTGAGGAGCGTAAGCGCGCCGCCCTCGAACTGTGGCACGGCCATTTAGACGGCAAGGGTTTTTCCCTGATTCACGGGTTGAAGGGCGGTAGAAACGAAAATTCGGGAAAACCACTGGAAGCCGCAGAACACAAGGCCTGCGAGGCCATTCAAGAATCAACCATAGGCGAGGTTTAAAAATGATGAAAAAGCAGCATGGACCCGCCTTTGTGCGTTGCCTGATCCCGATGACCGAGTGCCCATCCTGCTGTGGTGCCGGCCTCATTCAGGGCGTGTTTCATCAGCTTGAATGCATCGGCTGTCACTCGTCCGGCTTTGTTCATGCCGAGACGCTTGAGCCGTTGCTGATGGAGGATCTGGTTATTCAGCTTGGCCTTGAGGTTCGCCGGGCGCGGCATCAACTGAGCGGCTCGCCGGCCGTTGGTGGGGCCCAACGCCAATACGAACAGAACAACCGCCGCGGGGCCGGCGGATCGAACTACACAGGGGATTGAACAATGATCTATCCAGGCATTCTGAATGCAGTTGTTTCGGCCCTCGCAGCCGAAGCCATCGACAACACCAGCAAGCAGGCATGGCAGAAACTGTACAACTCGGCAGACGAGGAGGAGGGTGGCGATCTGGCAACACTGGTTCGATCTCGTGGCGCCAGCAGCATTGATCGTACTCAGGTGGATTGCTGGGTGTCGGCCAGGCTGCACCATGGACTTGAACCGAAGCATTGGCATGCTCTGGTCGCCAAATTCAGCACGCACAAAGGCCGCAAGGTGCAAGCCATCGCAGCGCTGCAAACCATCATCACCACGCCGGCACCGAAGTTATTCCTCTATAAGGCGGTCACTGCATGGGCTATCCCACAATTGAAGGGCGCTCGGCCAAAGGTCGTGAGTTCTGTATCTGTCGAGATTCCGCTCGATGCTCCAGCATGGCGTCGCGAAGCGATGGTGAAAGCAGCTGTTGCAGCTGGGCAGGCCAAGGCCAAGAAAGACAACTCGCGATCCGCTGACATGATCGTACTGAGGGACAGCTTTTACGACATGAACACCTGGGAGAGCGATGGCACCCCAGAGTCAACGCGCCGCCGGTGGCGTCAATCGATCAGTCAGGCAGCAGACGACTTGGTCAACGATGCATTGGCTCATGCCGGTGAGATCCTGGAGGCCGAAGGATTGCTCATCGAAAAAGCCGCGTGACTGCTTGTTGACATCATTGAGCGGATGAGCGATATTAACCCCATCATGTCGATCTTGCGCGTTATGAGAGACGACACACAAAGCCCAGCCACCCGCTGGGCTTTTTGCTATCTACCCCAAAGCCTCGCCATCGTGCGGGGCTTTTTCGTTTTCGGCTCCGCCACATCCATCACCCCGAGCTGGGAGTGCTGCTGGAGTCGAACCTATCTCGCTCCCCGCAAGGGAGGACGCTGGATGCCACATATGCCAGAGAAGAACCCAGAAACATGGCTCATCGTCATGGCCTGGCTAAGCCAGCATGCCCCGATGTTCTATGCCGCGGCGCTGTCGTGCTGGATTGCCTTCCTCCGCGTCATTTACGGCGGGGGCGGACGGCGGCAGGCCCTGCTTGAGTCCTGCCTGTGTGGGGCGATCACAGCCGGGGCGTTCCCGTTACTCGAATACTTTCACCTTCCGTCGAGCTTGGCGGCAGCGCTGGGCGCCATCATCGGCACGCTCGGCGTGAAGAAGGTTGCCGCCTTGGCCGACCGATTCACCGACTTCAAATTGCCTAAGCGGCAGGAGTGATCCATGCAACTGATCGACAACTGGAAACAAGCGCTGAGCATGACCAGCGTTCAGACTGGTGGTGCAATCGCCGCGCTCGGTGTGGCCGAGCAGCTGATGCCATCTCTTCAGGCGGTGTTGCCACCAATTGCCTATGGCGTGCTGGGCCTCCTGGTGATAATTGCCCGGGTCGTGCTGCAACCGAAGCTGATCAAGTAGGTGATAGGTGATGGCGTGCACTGGATGCGCCGCCCGGCGTGAATGGATTAAGAAGTGGAGTGCAGTTGCATATGAGCGGGCAAGCGATCTCCTATCTCGCCGAGATACTAAGCGAGCAGAGGAAACAGACAGCGATCCTCGAACGGATGGCAGAGCAGCAGAGCCTGCTGATCCAAGCGATGGCCGAGGAAGAGCCTGAAGACTCTGATGCACAGCCCCTTACCTACATGGACGGCACGCCATGCCGCTGAGGCCGCAGAAGCCATGCAATGCCCAGGGCTGCAACAGGCTGACCCGCAACCCTCGGTATTGCGATGAGCATCTGCACCTGCTCAAAAGCCATGTGCGAGAGAAGCCCCGCGAGACCAGTGCTGCCCGTGGCTACGGATACAAGTGGCAGCAGGCACGCGCAGGCTGGCTGACCAAGCATCCACTGTGTCGGCACTGCGAAGCCCGTGGCCTGGTGGTTGTGGCCACCGACGTTGACCACATCGAGCCGCATCGTGGTGACATGAGCCTGTTCTGGGATCGGACTAACTGGCAGTCCCTGTGTCACCCCTGCCACTCGGTCAAGACTGCGGGCGAGGACGGTGGATTCGGCAATGCCGGCCGGCGAAAAGCAGAAAAACCGTGAAAAATCAGCGAAATTCGGTCAAATGAGACGGATTCTCACTCGTGGGGAGGGGGAGGGTCGAAAGTCTGGGCCTTTTCGCTTCTAGACCGCGCCCTCAATCGTTTTTTCACACCCGCGAAATTAAAAATCCAGGAGTTGCGCGATGGGAGGCACCGCCACGGTCGCCGGCCGTGGTCGCAAACCCAAGCCGACGGCCAAGAAAGAGTTGGCCGGGAACCCGGGCAAGCGCGCCCTCAACAAGGCCGAGCCCCAGTTTTCCAAGATCACCGAGATCGATCCGCCTGAGTGGTTGAGCGAGCGCGCGGCCACCATGTGGAACATGGTCGTGCCGGAGCTATTACGGGAAAACGTGGTTGCGATCACCGACCTGCACAACGTTG